TTATAAGGCGCATTTGCCGAACCGCACGGATTTAAAACCATTTGTTGCGGATATTCCCCGATAAGGTATATTTTGCCATTTTGCAAAATGGTTGAACAATCTTTTGCGGGCATATCATAAAACGTAATGTAAAAATCTGATAATTCCGGTATCACTGCGTGCGGGTAGCCCTCACGGGGGTAACTATCGTTTGGCGTTGGCGGTACAAATTCCTCATATAACGCCTGTAACGTTTTCCATGCGCCGGAACCATCTTTTAAAGGCGTGGTAAAGATTACCCCGGTACTATCACGACCAACCGTAAACGTGTCGTTTGAAAGGTCAATGTACAAATCTTGATATTGTGCAAATAACTCGCTACGGGCTTTTAATTCCTCATAGGGCAAATAATTATTAAATGCACGTGTAGCCGTGTTTTTAATGATATAATTATTGCCTTTCATTTGCAAGGTACTAAAACCATCGGCAACCGGGGTTTCTGAACCGGAACCAACAACAATGCCGGACGCTCCGGTATCTACCGGGGTTGCATCAATTGGATTGTCCCAATTAACCACAATGTAAGATTGTGACGAACTAACCCATGTTGTATTAATATCCTCGGTTGTCCGGCGTTTATCTGCAATAACAACTTTCTTTACTTTTCCGGTAACGAAATACAAGCGATTAGGCGTTAACAAATCAATGGTTGCAACTCCGTTTACAGGTTCCACAATAATTGGCAACGTACTTTCGCCCCACGTGTCGGTATCGGGTATAAAATAATCGTCGGCGGTTTCATAGTTAGTTATGGCATACGCTTTGTTAATCACGTCTAACCCTTTAAACCAAAACATCATTACTTTATCGCCGCAAAGATTGTTACGCCCTCCGTTGTGTGTGCTTCCGGCTTTCGCTACTCTGTTATATACAATTTCGGCATTGTTGCAAGCAAACCCGGATTGAAACAAGGAAAACGGCACTTTACCCGTAACCCCGTAAATTGTTTCCGTTGCCTGTGTTGGTATTGCGTGTTTTACTGATTGGGTCGCTGCAATTGCTCCGCCGTTCTCAAACGTGGCAAAGGGGACATAACCGTTAACATCATTTACCGGGTTTTTTATCTTACCCTTAACAGACACACGCCCGATAAAATTCAAATCAATTAGATATTCGGCGTTTTGCGCTCCGTAATTCCTTACATCGCTTAACGTCGTTAACATATCGCTTTGATTTTTCAGATTGTTAGATATAAGCGACGACCCCACGGATTGCCCGGATTTTCCAACGATATTGCCGTATTTGTCGATTGCGAAAACAATATTGTTTTCAGCGTCAACAATTGCGTAAAGATAATCCCATTCCTCAACGCTCAAAAAGTTTGTAACATCACTTTTAAAACGACAATACCCGTATTCATCAATGGAAAATAAAACATTGTTGTTGGCGTCGATTATTGCGTACAAATAATTACCCTCGATAATATCCCGCATTTGTTCGCCCCTCCAATTAGTTTCACTATCCCAATTTATATTAGTTAACGACGTTTCAACAACAACGTTGTTGGGTTCGTTCAAACGGTATTTGATTGTTAGATTTGCTTTGCGCATATATCCCGGCACATCGTTGTAAGCCTCGGCACGGGTTGAGTATATTTTATCCGGGTAAAAATAAAACATATCTAACCATGTGTTACCCTCAATTACATCTAACAAATATTTAACCGTCATATTTCTAATATAACAATCGTAATTTGTATTACCCCCGGCACGTATCAACGCCGCATTTTCCGGGAAATCTTCTTTTTTGATTAAATAATCTTTGTGATAACCGCTACTTATTTGCTCAAAAATTGACGATATAAAATTTTCGTCCTTATCATAGAAACACAACAACGCTGTATTACCGCCGCCCCTGTAACCGGAAACAATCAAATCGGCATCCCGGTTTAATGGAATAAACGGCGTAATAGTATATCCCGGAATAGTTTGTTTTATTGGTACTCCGGTTGTATAACTCAATCCATAATCGGGTATCGTAAAGAAATCGCCATAAACGTTGTTTACGTCGGTTTGGCTTGCTTTACTATTTACGTCTTTAATCAAATCGAATATATCCCACGGCAATACATACCCGGTATTTTCTGAACCTGTACAACGCATATATACGGCATTGGCGGGAATATCGGCGGCGGCAACATCAACAACAAATTGCCCGGTTCCCGGAATGGTAATTGCAGATATGAAATTATAATTTTCATCATAGAAAGCACACGCCGCCGTTAATCCCTCTTCACTAACCGACGCTTTGATTTTGAAATCTGTATTTTCGTTTATACGCAAAAAAGGCGTACAACGCCACGACGTCGAACCCGTGTTTACCTCTCCGTTATCGCTACGAATATACCCAATTTCTCTAAACAGGGAACGCACGCCGTTTAATGGTACGCCCAATTCGGTTGCAACAAATTCGTCCGTCGGGTTTGTTCTGCGAAATATGGTTAAACGGTTCGTTACCTCGAAATTGCCGAAATTGGTATAAATACCGGGCGTTGTGGCGATATAAAAAACATTCGATACCGTGGACGACGGTATTGTTGCCGGGCTAACTATACCTCTATAAACGTAACTACCTTGTAAATACGTGTTAATTTGAGCAATTACGGCATCAACGTTGGTTTTTGTCGCCAAATTTACCAACACATTGTACAAATCAAACGGGATAACGTAATTGTCCGTTGTGTTACCATGCCCGGAACAACGCACATATACCGCATTTGCCGGGATTTGTGCGGCGGGTATTACGGCGGTTCGGGTTCCATCGGACGCCCCGCCCGGTTGCCATACCGAAATAAATTTGTAATCACTATCATAGAACGCACAAAACGCCATTAGATTTGTTACGCCCTCATAGGCTTTAATTTGCAAATCCTTTGTTACATCAATCGGAATAAACGGTGTACTCCGAAAAGAAGTTGACGGGGTATTAATATTCCCGTTGTCCTTACGAACATATCCAATACCTAAAAACAAATTCGGCACACCATTTAAAGCGATACCAATGTTTTGCGACGTCCAAACGCCCGTTTCATTTGTGAAAACGACCATTTCGTTAACTAATACCGTGCCATCAAAGTTGGAATAAACGCCACGGGTTCCGGCAATGTAAAAAACGTTTTGGTCGGGGGAACCCGGCACGGTGTCCGGCGTTGCGACCCCCGCAAACGTTGATTCACTCCCCACATTGCTAACAATCGTTGTTAGCGTGTTTTGCAACAAATCGCCCGTTATCTCATTATTCCCGTTTTGTTTGATAACGGCGGCAATTGCGGCTTTTAATTGTTTATAATTTCCCATAAAAAAATAAATTACTGATTGTTGAAATCGTTATTGAAATCGTTGTTAAAATCTCCATTTGCTCCCGGCGGCAAAACACCCCGTCCGATTTTCTTAACGACCGTTGCGCATTCAAACTCACATTCAACGGACGCTAAATTACCCTGTGTCTGCCATTTGGGGGTAATCAAAAACGTATCGCAATCATATTTCCGTCCTTGACTATATACCGTAACAAAGTCACTCATGCGGATTAATCGCATTACGTCACAAAGATACTCCGGGGCTAAAAAGATAAACCGAAACGTTTTTTCCGATATTTGTTTTTCCGGGAAAAAATACCCGTCCCGCTCTTCGCCCTCTTCCTCAAATTTGTATTCCGGTTTTCCCAACTCGGCACACACATATACCCGGTTTTTGAATTGTGCAACATCGTAAACGATTTGTCCGCCGTCAACCCCCATGTTTTCGGCGTCGCTCCATTCTATACACAAATAACCGTCCATTCCATTAACCCACGTAAATACGTCCGAATAATAAGTTTGTACACCGTCGTTTATTGCAATCATATAACGACCCTCCGTTGCTTCATCCAAAGCCATTAACAAGTTACCGGGGTATAATATAACGTCATAACCGTATGATTGATTACGGACGATTTGCAACCCGGTTTCTTTCATTGGTTGCGTTATATCCGCTATTCTCTTTGTCATTTTGTAATTATACAATCGAACCCATGCAATTTGGTTGCTCCGTGTCGGTCGTATGATTTGAAAAGGCAATAACTTATTTATCGGCGTAAATAACGGGTAAACGTCGCCATACGCATAACTTTTGCGGTAATCTTGATATTGTACGCCCTCATAAAAAGGCAATACGGACAAATTATTATTCGGTGTCATACTTCAATGTTGTTTTAATGGAACGACTGCACAAATTTACGCTTAATTTATCAACTTGACCGTTACCCAAATAGGTTTTTATTAATTGCATGGGGTTTGGGTCGTCTATTGCCGGGAAATTAAACGTTTGCTTTTTCTTTCTCTCAATACCGTATGCGTAAACCTCGGAACCGTTTATTGATACACGACGGGCGGGTAAATCATACATCCAATAAGGCATTTGCAAATTAATAAACGCCAAATATCCGTTTTGCAAAAAGTATTCAACCCCGTTGACGGTTTGTTTAGTAAACGGTAAAATCCATTGCGACCCGGACGTTGGCGGAACGGCGGCAAACAAGGCGAACCCGTCGGAACTCATATTGCCGGGGTTTAACAACATCATATCAATATCGGACGTGAAATTTGATATATTAATTTCCTCAACCTTTCCCGGCGTTACATACTTACTAATTACTTGTATCGGCAATCCCTCAAAAGCCGCCGTAACGTCGTCCATCCATTCAAATTGGTAACGTTCCGGCAAATCGACCTTATCAAACGAATATTCCGACGTGTTGAACGCCCACGGTTTCCCGTTACGCAAATTCAATTCCTTTGTCAAATCGTGGCTTAATATAGCCCCCCCGGAATAGGAACCGCCATTGCGGAAATATTGGATATGCTCAATTTTAAATTTGTTGTCCTCAATAAACCAATAACATTTGAAACAATCCCGTAACATATTGGTAAATTGTTGTAAGGTCGTCGGGGCTTTTTGTGCGGGTTGCTGATATTCCCCGTTTATAATATTTGTTTTCTGCGATACAAGCAAACGGAAATTCAACCCGGATATTGGGTTGTTACCGCTGTATAAAAATTGGCTGTATTCCGCCGTGGCTGCGTGGGTAATACCCGGCGCAATTTGATTGAGCAAAACAGATATACAAGACGCAACCGGGAACGCATCCCGCAAAGTATATTCTTTTCTCGCTTTTTCCTCTAACAACCAATCCATCAAATAAAACCCAAACCACAACGACGCATAACGCCACGTTGACCGGGCGATTGGATAATATGTTTGTCCGTAAATAGAATAAGGCGGCGCAAAATACTTTCCGTTGTCTGCTAATCCCCACTCGGTCGGCGTATCTGAAAAGTCGTTAGATATAAACGCCACGTCAATTGCGTAACCGATTGCCCGGCGGTAATTTCTATTATTATCTACAATGTCCTCGGACGGCAACGGGTATGTATCTAAATCGCCGATTTTCTCCACATCAACCAAATATCGGGCGTATATATTATAACTTTTCATATCGGCGTGCATCGTACCCGTTGCGCCGGAACCCTCGACGGCGGTTAAATCGAACTCCAATGTATCAAAAGGTTCTTGCGTTGCTTTGGTATAACGAAACATTACCGTATCATCAGAACGTTTGCGTATTTCAACTATCGCAATTCCAAAGGGTGTGCCGTTTGTCGTTTGTTGTGAAATAAAGATATAATAATTAACATTCAATTCCGGATATAAATTTCCCGTAAATGTTCCCGGCGTTGCCCCTGTCGCCATTCGTCCGGTATAAAGCCCAGATATTACCGCCGGGGAACCGTGCGACGTAATTTGTATTTCTTTCAAAATATTACACAATGCAAAATGATACGTCCGAACTAATGCGTTTGGGTCGGTCGTGGCGTTTGCGTCTTGCTCCCAATTCGTACCGCCCAAAAAACACGAAACAATACTATCGCCCGGAACATATATTTGAATAAGCGGGCGTTTGTTTATGGTTATACGTTGGATTGACGGGGCTAATGTTATCAAATTATATTCCTTTTCCAATCCTGCCAAAACTTCGTTATAATCGTCTATTGTGTCGGGTTGTACGGTAACTTTTTTGTCATAATCGACAAATGTACAATCCGTTTTCATAAACTTGCCGGAAAAATAGGGAACCCACGTTTTACCGCCGTCGTTGCTTTTATCTATCCCGTACAAAAATTCATAATCAAACGGACGGGTATTTATAAAATCGTAATCGTCCCGGATAAATGATATTTTCCCGGATAACTTGGCACGATAAAACCGTTGGTTTGTTTCTAATTCGTACTCCTTTGCCAAATCGTCCTTATATATCGGGTTGGCTTTACGTCCGTAAATCAAATTTTGTGCCGTTGCGGTTCCTAACCGGGCAAATACCGTTCCGGCGTTATAACTTGTTTTATAAACGACAAATCGCAAATAATACGCATTATTAGGAATATCAACCGAACCCGTTGTTACTCCAATAAAACTACTTATAAACTTTTTATCGCTATCATAAAATGCCCCACGGTCAACCCCCGCATTAATCAACAAAACACGGGGGTAAACATTGCTAACAGAAACATAGGTACTATAATAACGGTTTTGCACCGCATCCCCGGACGTAATCAAAGCCCCCGTATCAGTGTTTATAATTCCGGTTTTAAAAAACACATCGGCAAAAGAATGTCTATAAATTGGGTTCATATCATTTTTTAATTTTACGTGTCAAATTCTTGTAAACCTCAATAACATTGCCGTTACCATCGACGTAACGACGGCGGCGGTTTTGCTCTTTAATTTCCCTCACATCGTCTTTCAAATCCCGTAAATCCGGGGCGTTGTTTTGTTGAACCGTTACATTAACGCCGTCGGTATTGTAGGCATTAAGGTACTTTTGGGCGAACGTTCCCCGGTTCAAACTATTAATTACGTCCGGGATTATCCGGCGGAACCTCCGGGAATTACGTTTATTGATAACGGCGAAAAATTCCCCACCCTCGGCACGCCTCCGGGTTCCATCCGGTTTGGTTCCTAAATCCACATCGTCGCCGGATTGGTGGGAACCGCCCGCCAACATTTCAACCGTACCATCGCCGTAACTTTCCGAACCCCCGGCGTTGGCGGACTTGGATAATTGGGCGGCTTTAATTTTAGACGCCGCAAATGAACCCCACATTACCGCAATAGCCGGTATTGCAAACGGGAACCCCAATTGCGACCAAATCAAAGCGGACGCCGTTACAAGGTTTCCGATTTGTTGGATTGTTTGGATTGCTTGTTGTGCTTTTTGCGCCTTTTGTTGCTCCTTTAGGGCTTTTTCTTGGTTCTTTTTGGCTTGGTCTAACTCCTTTTGCGCCATTGCAACGTTATTGGCGTAACCGTTCGCCCGTGCCTCTAATTCCGCATCTAATCGGCGTTGGCTTGCGTCAACCTCTTTGTCGGCGGCGGAAACGGCAGCGTCGGCGGCTTGTACCTTTGCATCCAAAAAACTATTTAATTGCTCAATGGCAAAGTTTACCGACGTACTTATTGCCTCTTTTTGGTCGTCGTCCAAATTCAGCCCAAACAATCCGTAAATGTCGTTTCCCCGTTCATCGCCTTTGCTTTTCTCAATTTCTTGGTCGATTTTCGCAATGGTATTTTCGATTGTCTTAACCTCGGCATCCGTCATTTTAACGCCCGCCGCTTTGTTCAACTCTAAAATCTTTTGCAACCGTGCCTTTTCTTGCGCCAACCGGAACCGGGTTTTGCGTTCCTCTGAATTACGGATTAAATCAAACTCGGACGCCTCCAACGCTTGCGTTTGGTCAAACAGCATTAACGCCCGTTGTTGGTTTAACTCGGTCGTTTGCCTCAATACCTCGGCATCATATTTGGCGTTTATATCCGCCTCGGATTGGCGGACGTCCTCGGCTAATTGTCTGTTTTGCGCCAATTCGATTGCCCGTTGTTGCTGTAATAATTGAATACGCAAATTTATTTCCTCCTGCGAACCCTCACGGGCGGCGTCTAATTGTAATTGCGTCCGGTCGGCGGCGGCTTGCATTTGGTCGATTGTTATTTTGTCGTTCAATTCGCCCAAACTTTTTGCGTATTGTTGTTGCAAAAGTAATTGTTGGTTGAGCAATTCGGCAACTTGTGTTTCGGTCAATCCCCGCTCGGTTTCTAACCGGGTGTTAATGTCTTGTATCTGCCTTTCATACTCAACCCGCAATTGTTCCCGTTGCTTTTCCGCACCCTCTTTCATTAACGCTAACCGGGCGTCCTCTGTGGTACGTTGTGCGGCTAATTCTGCCGCCCTTTGCTTATTGGCAATATCAACCATATCAACCGCCAATTGTTGACGCAATAAAACAATTTGGTTGTTCAACGCTTTACGTGCCTTAACCGTTAAATTGGTTTCCGTTCTCAACTGCAATTGTATATCAGCAATCGCACGGGCGTTGGCGGCTTGACGTTGCGCCCGTTGTTGGTCGAACGTGTTTTTAATTAAGGCAATCCGGGCGTCCTCGGCTTTTCGTAATATGTCGGTTTCGGCTTTGGCATTGTTCCGGTTTTCCTGTAATCGTTGTGCCGCTTGTATCTTTCTTTCGGCGTCCAAATCCGCCCCCTCGGTTTTCAGATTAACGGCAATATCAACCGCCCGCCCGGTATTATCAATTTGACCTTGTACGGCGTCAATCGCTTCATCAACCTTGACTTTATCAATTTTGCCGTCTAAATCAACATCAATATAAACTTTCTTATCTCCACGGGCTTTGGCGTTGTTGAGTTGTACCAACATATCGTTTAGTTGTTTCAACTTTGCCCGGTTCGCTTCCAAATCGTCTAATTCTTGACCGTAAAAACCAACGCTTTTATTATGTGCCTTTGTGCGCTCGGATAATATTTCGTCCTCAATCTTTCGGGTTTCGGACAATGAAGCGTTGCGGGCTTTAGCAATGTTTAATTCCCGGTTCAATTGGGCGACACGCTCGTTACTAACTCGGTTCATTTCGGTTGCCTCGGTTTCCAAATAATCCAACCAAACCTTTTGCGCCTCGTTAAGTTTTTGTTGGTTCTTTGCCGATTTGTCGGTATTAGAAGCAAACAGAACTAAAGCCCCCACGACCGTAACCAATGCCAATGCCAAAAGAACATACGGGTTTGCGGCGGCAATCAGATTGAAAGCCTTTTGCGCAATGGTCGCCGCCAACGTTGCCTTTGTTCCTTGCATGGTAACAAGGCGGTTATAAACTTGTGCTTTACTCAATGCAGCCATCTGAATACGGGAAATACCCAACATGATTGCGGATTGTTTTTGCACGGCGTTTTGTATGGCTTGAACCCCGGTTGTAATGGCTATTGCCGCTTGCAATTTCTTTTGTGCTTCCTGCACTTCCTCGCTTTCAGACCCGAACAACTCCATTGCCCCGGTATATGCGGCAAATCCCCCGGACGCACCCGCCGCCAAACTCAATACGGCATCCAAATTGGACGTATCGGACGCCATGCGGGTAATCTCGGCGGTCGCATCTTTGACCGCATCCCGTAATATTGCAGTTTCTTTGCTCAATTGCTGATATTCAACGGTTCCTTGTTTGCCCTCCAATCGTAACAATGCTAATTGTTTCGTTTGGTTCTCTATTTGTGTTGTCAAACCTTTTGCGGCGTCGGAATAGTTACCGACGTTTAGGGACGTTTTCCCGGTCGCCTCTTGTAACCGCTTCATTTCTTCGTAAATCGCTTTTGTTTCCGCAACCAATTTGCGCCCCTCCTCGGTCGCCTCCCTTTCCTCAACCGTCATATTATTGAGATATATTTTATTGATTGAGTATTGAGCGGATAAACGATTATATGAACCCTCGGCGGACTGATTTAACCGGGTCGTTAATTTGTTCAACTCGTTTGCCTCCTTTTGGGCTTGCTTCAATTCCGCCAATCGCTTTGCGTTCTCGCTTTCCGCAAATGCCAAATCCCGTGCCGCCCGTGTCAATTTGTCGGTATCGTTCGACGCCCCCCGGATTGTCTTACGTCCGTTTTCGGTTGCCCCGCTTACGCCCTCCAATGCAGCCTTAACCGTTATCGCCTCACTCTTTATATTTTTTAGAGTGTTCATATAGGCGTCGGAAAGTTGGTCTAACTGATTAATCAACTTTGTAATCGAATCGTCCGGGCTTACAAGGTCGCTATATTTTATTGGGTTGTTATTATCTGCCATACTTAACGTTATTTGCGGGCAATTTGCCCCGTATTAAATTATCTTTTCTTTTCCGTGTAGTTAATCAACCAAAGAAAAACAATGCCGCAAATCGCCTTATTTGACGCCGTTTTTATTTTTGGTTGGTTTCAACAACTCCTTTATCCGCTCAAATGCGTTGTAATACTCTAAAACGGTGTATTTCTTTGGCTCCGGTACGTGTAAATGTTGCGATATGGTTAAGCACATATTTTCAAACTGTTTATCGTACTGAATTTCCATGTTATCGGAACCGCTAAAAACAACCGGGCGATTATATAACAACAACATCGTCGTTATTTTATCAATTTCCGCCCGTTTGTCCTCTGTATCGCCGTTTATAATCGCATCCAACATTAACATTGTCCGGTTACGCAATTCGTCGTAATACTCTTTAATCGTCGCATCGTCAAACATACGGGGGAAATACATTTGCAATTCATCATCTATTTTTTTTTTGACCGCTTCCATTTGGGCGGTCAACTCTTTAATCGGAACGTCGCCGAACATATCGACGACCTTTTGCAACCCGTCGTCGGATAAATCGTTGTACGGGGTTCCGTCGATTGATTTAACCAACACGGCAAACGCTAAACATTTCGGGCTTAACCCGGATTGAATGAAATACACGTTTTGCCGCATATTATCCAATTCGATTGCCGCCAATTCCGGGGTTTTGCTCCGGGCGTATCTCATTGCCTTTTCAATATGCGTGTCGAAATCCTGTAAATCCGAACCAATCCCGGCATCAACCAACAACATTTTATTGTATTTATGGAAACGCAACATTGGTAATTCGTCGATTGCGTCGTATATCTCAACCGTGTATTCCCCTATCTTAACCGTTTTCATAGCAAATAACGTGTTATCATGGTTGAACAAAAGGGAACCAACAACAATGCCGGGTTCCCGGTTATAAACGCCAAAAGGATTGCCAAAGCAACCCCCGCCCAAAAGGACAAACAGAAATCGCAATTAAACATCTTTGCGAAAAACTCGCTGCCGTGGATTTGCACCCATTCGATAACGCCCAATTTGCGTAACAAGGTCAATCCGAATGCAGCGACCAAAGCAACCACGACCGTATAAAATAAAAATGCTTTCATATACTTGTTGTTAATCAGTTAAACACGTTTCATCAATTCCCAATTCCCCGGCAAACCGGAACCCGGCGAACGGGTGCATTAAAAATTGATTGTCTATTTCGTCCAAAGTGAACCCGGCAAATATGTTTTCCGCCTTTGCGTACACTCTGTTTATTTTCATGGAACCGGAACGTAACCAAATACCGCCGTTCAATACCCGCATGATTTGTTGTTTGACCGCCTCCGTATTCCGGTTATTGGGGTCGTTGGTTATCGTCCGCATATCGAACCAAAAGATAACCGAAAACGGCGTTGTATATTTGTTTTGTTCGCCGGGGAACCAATCAATTTGTTGCGGGTCGTCCAACACGAAAAACGAAAAATTCCCTATATTACTATCCGGGGCAATCAACATATATTCATTGCCGCCGACGTAAATATTAGGCGTGTAATATCGTTTTCCTTGTATGGACTTAACCAACCGTTCCGAACGTCCAAAGGAATAATTAAGCCACGGCAACCCGTCCGCCAATCCCTTTTGAATATTTGCAATAACCCGGTCGAATAATTCCGGGTTCTTTATAATCGGTATTCGTTCCATATTAAACCGCTTGTTTTCTTAATTCCCAAACTTTGGTAACGGCTTTTGCAATTCGTTTATTACGTGTGCCGTAATTGTTGTTATAACTATTATCGCACCACTCCAAATTATTTGGGTTGTTGTTTAACTTGTTTTCGTCCTTATGGTTGATATGTGGTAAATTGTCCGGGTTGGGAACAAATGCCATTGCAACCAATCTATGTACTCTATACGTTATACTTTTACCGCCTTTCATAAGTTTAATAATCGCATAACCGTATATGTTACGTTGCGGGGCTAATTTCTTTGGTAATCCGGTGCGCCTGTAATCCATTGAAATAATATCCCCGTTTTCCGTAACCCTATAATCTTTATCAAACCCTAATAAGGGCTTTGCGTTCAATATCAACTTATCCATTTCCGTATATCGTTTTTTTTGCTTTGGTTAGCAAATCCGGGTAAACGTATTGCCAAATCAGTTTAGCAATGTTTTCGTTCGTCAATCCCAATATTTGCCGCCCGTACTTTTTTATCAAATCTTCCGTCTTGAAATCCGACGCCTTAATTTCAAATTGTTTGTCGCCGACTTCCAAATAAAAACTACTCTCAAAATCGCCCTCATCCCGTAACGTTACCCGGTTCGTCGGTTGTCCCTTTTCCTCCTTAATGGCTATTGTTAGCGGGGTATAAGGTCGATAATCCATAATGTCAACGCCCAAACGGTTAATACCTTGTTCAAATAATTGTTCCTCGGCGTTGGCATCAATGATAAACGCCGTTGTTATTCCGTCGTCGATTATATCCCGTATAATCAACCCGGACGTCAACCCGTCGTTAAATGTATTAACCCGGTTGCGCAAATCAATTATTGATTGTAACCCCGCCATAATGCAATTACGTTGTCCGGTACTTAACGCCCCGGTTGTTGCAACTCAAACAAATGCGGTCAATCCCTTGCGTATCTAATCGCAAAGCCTCAAACGCTTTTTTAAGGTCATAACCTAAACCGCCGGGTCGCCCCTCAACATTGCCGTCCAACTCATACAATATATCCATTTTAGAGGCGTTGGATTGGTTCCGGTTAACCCGTACATTGGGGTTCATTGCCAACGTTCGCAAAGCGATTGCGGCAACCTGTCGTTGTATAACGGTTTGGAATATCGCCCGTTGTTCAACGATAAAATCCGTTAAGTCACAACCGACGGTAATTTCACAATTCAACCCGTAATTAAGCGTATTTGTGTACATCGTGTAGGCTATATCCCACAACTCCGGGTATTCTGCGAATGTTTCCGGGGCGTTGTACATAAACGGGGAAATCTGCAAATACTTTGTCAATTGTCGCCACGCCTCAATATTGCCGTACCCGGTACACGTTCCGCACGGTTCGCCGCTCCAATCTTTCGACACGTTAATTGCTTGCATCCCGGCGGGCAAATCGTCTTGATTGTAGCAAAGGAACCACGCACCCCCGGCGTTGTTTGCGTCGCTGATATACGGCAAAAAACAATCTTCCAACGTAAACCATTGAAAGCCGCCATTTGTCAACGTAAAATTCAAATCAAACGTTTTTACGGGGTCAATCTGTGAACTATGAAAAAGGTACAATTTCACAATCCCGGTTCCGCCCGTCATTTGCAAGCCAACCCGGTGTATTTGGGCGGTAACTCCCATTGCCCGGACGGGGATTATTTCAAAGCCAACCAATTTATGTGCGTTCGGTTGGGTTGCTCTGATACGTCCCGCACCGTCAAAGAACGTGCGCCGTTCCAATAGGTTCTTTGTTTCCTTATCCAACCCCTTTATTTGGGTAAACGTTTGTATCGCCGTGGAAATTCCGTTGCGGGTCAAACGTTCCAAATAGTCGGATAGTATGTTGTATTTCTCCCAAAAGGTCGAATCCTCGGCGGGAACCTCGGCGACGTTATCAACCAAAGCGACCCAATACAAAGGTTTGCCCGCCGCATCGTTGGCGTATTGTACCACGGTTTCGGCTTTCCATTCCTTTGTATCATTCCAAACCGGGTATTGATAACCCCAATTATCCGGGACGATTGCCGCCATGTTATCCAACGTTACAAGCGGGTGCGCACCTTGAAAATATAACCCGCTTTCGGTTTCTGTCAATTGCTCGGCGATTGCCTCGGCGGGATTGTATGATTGTTCCCAACCGACAACGTGCAATAATTTATCTTGTATCTCTTTTATCCGGTACATACTGCGTAAATTTAAAAAGGGGGCGGGGATAACCACCCCGTCCCCTCGGTTAAATAATTGTTCCGTTTTCCGGCTTATGCGCCTGCACCCCCGGCGGGAAATTCCCCGGCGTTGGTTACATATACGGGCATTCCTAATGGCTCGTTCTGGTTGCGTGCTGCAATCTCGGCTTTGATAATCGGATTTGCCACGGTCTCCGGGTTGCTGTTATATGCTACCATGTAGGCAACATCAACGCTAAATCCGAAATACTCCTTAACCGCACACGTCAAATCGGCGGTTGCGTCGCCCATAATCGCCGATTGGTCGCCAACGGCGGTATAATAATGCGAACCAACGGGCAAATCAATGTACGGCAAACGTACAATGTCCCATTCGTGGAAATTCGCACGGGTGCGGCGGTATGCCTCACGGTCAACACGGGTTAAGATACCAACATTTCCATCGGCAACGGCAAACATTGTTCCCATTTTGCCCGCTTCATCCGTTACGTTGTTGGTATAATGCAATACTTTGTTGTCGTACTCCATGCGCTTATTAACGTCGTTGTAAACGCCATGTTGCGCCAACTTGCGTATTAGGCTATCAACCCCCGCATTTGCGATAAGGTGGATATATTCCGGGTAACAATTCGCCCGCATGATTGGGTTAATGTCGCCCAAAATCTCGGTTGCCATTTGGGTTGGAACTTGTACCACGTTTCCGGTCTGCGTGTAGTTGAGCAAAGTTTTGAAAACCTGCGTTTTGTTCTCTTCCAATGCGGCAACGGCTCCTTTATCCAAAGCATTCGCCAACGCACGGGTTGTTTTCTCCATTTTACGCATAAAATCGTGTTGGTACGAAATCTCATTGTTTGAGTATGCCGCCGGAACCATTGTAAACCCGATTGCATAAGTAGCCCAAACAAGCGTTACCAATGCGGACGTATTTTCATTATCAGCAATAACGCATGAACGCACGTTGCTAACTTGTACGTTTTCGTCATAATTGATAACCGGAACTTGTACCGTGTTGCCGATACTTACTAACGCCCTATCTCTCAAATTAGGGCTAATGATTGAGTTAGGGGCGTTGGTTTGCTCAATGAAGAAATCCAATGCGCCGTACTCACACGGGCGGGACATATTACGGTCTAACTCCGGGTTCTCTATCCGCCAATTCTGTACTCTTGTTGCAATTAAACTCATAGTTTAAAAAAATTAATTGTTTATAAATGCGGGTTTACCCTTTACCCGTGTTGTCTTTTACTTTTCCGGCAATGCGGCAATATTGTTGTCCTGCCATGCCTGTTTCATTCCGGCGTCAAATTCAGCCGTTCCAATCTGCAAACCTTGTTGTTGCAAAGTGTTTGCGATTACGTCGTATGCCTCAACCCTCGTTTTTGCGCCGGATATGTCAACGGCAACATTGCCGCCCGCACCACCGCCCGCCGGGGGATTGGTTCCGCCGCCCGCCGCTTGGCGTCCCTTATCCAAAATACCCATTGTTTCCAATTCACGGGTCAAAAGGTCGCCGGGGGTGTACGGGTTCAACTGATTGTTCGGGTTGCGCATGATTGCGCCGTTTTCGTCCTTAAACGCTAACATTTTGCCGCCCTTTCCGTCGTCGATAAATTCGGGGTTCATGCCCTTAATCTTTGCAATCGCTTGGTCTAACAAAACCTTTGTTGCGCTTTCCGGCAACCCTGCCTTAAACTTCAATCCGGCGGTTGCTGTCTGCAATGCCGTTTCAACACGAATGCCGAACACCTCGTTTGTGTGGGTTTGTTCGGCTTGGTCGTATTTAGTTTTAAGGTCGTTGTATTGGGTCGTAACGCTTTGCAAATCTGCCTTTGCTTGCTTCAATGCCTTTGCGGTTTCCACATCCGTCGCACCGTCGGCAATGGCTTTTTCCAAACGTGCCTTTTCTTTGGTTAAACTGTCAATCTGTGATTGCAGACCGTTTGCGCCCTCAACTTTGGTTTTGAACTCGGTTAATACTCGTTTGGCGTAATCAAACGTTTTTTCGGTTCCGTTCTTGGCGATACCGGACACGGCTAAAATATCCGCATCCAAACCGCCGTAAATTTCCCCGGTTTTCTTCGCTATTACGCTATTTTCGTCATTGACTGATAACGTGGTTATCGCTGCTAATTGTTCGTCGGTTAATCCGGCTAATGCCGCATTCGCTCTTAAAACATCAATCGTTAATGCCATAATCTTTCCCTTTGATTATTAAATGAATATTCGGTTACTTTTTGCCCTCGGCTTTGGCGTCCGCCTCGGCTTTCGCTTTGGCATCGGCTTTGGGTTCCTTTGCAGTTGTCGCCGGGATAACGCCCGCCGCTTTCAATTCTGCCAAAATCTCGGCTTTCAATGCTGCCTTTTCCTCGGCACGGGCTTTGGCGTCCGCCTCGGCTTTTGCTTTGGCATCGGCTTTGGCTTTTTCCTCGGCGGCTTTGGCTTTCTCTGCCTTTGCCTTTTCGTCCGCCTCGGCTTTCGCTTTCATGTACTCGTTGGGGTCGTGCAATACGGTAATCGTGTAACCCTGTTTTTTCAGATTGTCGGCAATGCTATTTTCATAACCCTTTTTGCCGAACTTCTGAATACGGGGAATTGATAACCGTTTGCCCGTTTCGCTATCGAATTTCTTAATTTCGATAACGCAATGATACAAATGTTTCTCATTGTCCGGGACAATGTAGTTGTCGGGCGTAACGTCGATAATCGCAACGTCTTTAGTTTTGCCCTCGCTTACTTTCACTAGCATAATCGTTAAATTTACTTGTTATAAAATTTATCTTAGAGTTGAACGGCATATTATACCCAAACTCTAACACGTTCAAATATTCACGTTCAAATCTGCGTACAAAGTTAGCAAAATTCAACTTTATACGCATATCGTTTTCGCTGATAATCTGTTTGTCGTACAAATCCAATACCTCGTTACGGGTCAAATGTCGGTACGGTTCCAATTCCGCCAACGTCAACATACGTTGCAATTGGGTTGGATTGTTCCGATATTCCGTTTCGATAATTTGGTTTTGTAGTGCGTCTAATTCCGCCTCGCTTGCGCCGCTTTCCTTTGCTACCTTGTAACGTTCCCGTAACTCCGTTGCGTTGGATAAATAGAACTCCGTGCCGTAATTGACTTTTGCAGAAACGAACAAACCGCCATACCTCAAACGGCAAACGGTTTCGTCAACGAATTGTTGCGCCGCCTCAAACCCTTTTTTTACCCGGTTTAATACCGTGCTTTGGCTTTCAAAGTTGGCGGCAATTTGTTGTTCGTTCAATGCGTCCCGTGTGGTTATTTCCTCGTTGGTTCCAACAACCGACGTAATAATATCGTTCTTTAATCGGTTTTCTTCCTCAACGTTATAATCCAAACTCCCACGGTCAACGGTCAACATTTGCACCGGGTTACGCAAATCGGGTTGTTTATCCCCGTCCGGTATTGGTATTTCCACGAACGAACCAACGCCATTAATGCGACTATCCCCGCATTTGGGGCAACGCATCAAAAGCCCGGCGGCATCCAATTTATAAAACCCTTGTTTGTCTTTCAAAAACCCACCGTCGCAATAATCGCCATTTTCGCCGTTACTGAAATCGCAACTTTGTTCATACCCGGAATAAATCGGATATGCGCCGTAAAGGTCTAAATGTCGTTTACTGATATGGTAAAACAAAAACCAATCCAACGCCTCCAATTGCTTGGTTAGCGGGGATTGTTTAACGTCGGGTTCTGATAGGCTCAACGGTTCGTTCCAAAAGAAACGGGCGGGACAATAACCGACGTCGTGCGGGTTATCAATCAGCAATTCGCCGATATTGTGGTTTTTGTCCTCTCTGAATACTCTATAACGTTCGTCGTCAATTACTGCGATACGTTCGCCGTCCTGCCTAAATATGATATAATCCATTACCCCCGTCGTTGGGTTGGCTCTGTAATCAATCACGGATGCAATAGGCAACCAATAGAAATACGGTTGCGGGTATTTGTTGGCGGGGTTTTGTTCGCTCGGCATATCGACAATAAGAACGCTATTTATTTCGGTTTGGAAAAACTCCCATCCTTTTGTACTCCAAATTTCCGGTTCGTGTAATACGTCTTGGCGGTAATACTCCCAATCGTCCCTTTCTTCCGGGTTTTGGAACTGATAATTGAACGCCGGGTTACGACCGTCAAAAATCCGGGTCAACTTATCAAAACAAACGCCCGTTACCTCGTTTGTTTTAACGGGGTAACGGAACAATGTTTTGAACATCTTAAATTTGTCATGCGGCAATAGGTTAGAAACAAATGCCATAAAGTCCGTAATCGGTTGGCAAATGTCAAACGACGTAATACGGGTGCGGGCGTGAAAATTAATGCGCTGTTGGTGATAAATAGCCCTATTTATCGTGTTGCGCTTTTTCGGCTCCGTTATCCGCTTTTTTATTTCGCTTATATCCAATCCCATTGTCTTTGTCAAATTTAAAGTCTGAATTTTCCGGCAATCTCCAACCGCCATTATTAAGCATTCGCAAAAGACGTTCGGCGTGCGTAATCTCGAATTGTTCGGTTACGTTCAATGTATCATTGATTAACGCAACCTTTTGTACTTTCGCCGCCATATCGTCAACCTCTAACGGCAACTTTTAAATCCGTCAACGGATTAAATTCCGGTGCAATGATTGTGAGGTTGTCGGAATAGTTAGGCAAAAACACCCATTGTATTGCGTTGCTGTCCGGGGCTTCTAATCCGCCATGCGTTTTGTCGCCAATGAACAACGAACGGATAGGAATAGGATAATACGTTGTCTTTACCGTTTCGTCCTGTATTGCCTCAATACTTCCGTTTTCGTCAAACAGATAGACGCCCAAATTGTCCGCCCAACTTTCGCATTGCAATTCTTTCATTGCCTTAATTACTGATTGGGGGATTTTACGCATTACCCCGGTAAACGGGTTTGGTTCACGCCCTATAATTTCCTCAACGCCTCCCAATGTTTCGTTACCACCTCCAAAGGTTCGGGCGGCTCCGGCTTCGTTGGTCGGGGCTTGGATATACGGGGAAACAACAATTTTGGTACTATCCGCCGCCGTCAATAACGGCGTCCATGAAGCCAACAAAGTAATTGCCTTTTCCGTGGTAAAACTGTTTTTGCTTCCGTCGTCCTTTGTAAGACGCTGAAATGCTACCTTTTGAATTTGCCCGAAACTTTCGGCACAATTTACGGCGGGAATATCGGGCAATGCAGCCGCCGCCGGACACTTACAAGTAATCATACTTTCTAAATTTTAACGTTAAAACTATTGTTTACTATCTCCGGGCTGTCCCTTTGCCCTTTGTTTTCGCCTACAAAGTTATAAACTTTTTCGGTTACAAACTTGCATATCTCAAAAATAATGCTAATTGCGTCGTTTTACACCTCGGTTTGCGTGTGCGTATGGTTGTATATTACCGTCGGCAATCTCTTTTTCGTAAATCCCGGTTAATCCGTCCTCCGGGTCGTCGTGCGTGTTTGCATCGAAATTACGCAAAAAGGTTGTAACATGGTCGTAAACGGCTTTGTACCGGGTTTCCCATCCGAACGGCATAATGATATGTTGGTTTACCATTGCGGAATTAGTGATTATCCGGCTTTCCTTGTTACCCCCTTGATAAAACGGGTCGGTAATTGCCCGGACTTTCTTTTTAATAACCTTTTCAAAGCCCGCACCCCCGTTGTTGCTCTCAACCCATGCTTTTTGCGTGCCGTTGCGGTTTATCATCGCCGGAACGGTTACGGTTGTTACGTCCGTGTTTTCGTCCGTCATTTCCATATCCGTAATTAAAGCAAATAACAACGGTTCCATACGCTTTGTTTTCTCGTTGAAAACCATGTTATCAGATTTATAGACGTCATACGTTGCACCAAACAAAAGGTCGTCGCCCTCATCGGCAACGTCAATGTATGCGCCGGAACGTATGTACGTGCCGTAATCGGATTTTTCAACCCATGTTTTGAACGGTTGATATAATCGACCCTCGGCGGAACCGGGGTTGCCTTGATAGAGGCATTGAAATTGTACCGGGTCTAATGCCTTTTGCGCTTCCAACTTCATACGGTTGTGCCGTCCCTCCCATAATGCAGCCCCAACCGGGCGGGGGTCTATCTCGGTCGGTTCCCCGGTTTTCAACGCCTCAAAGTTTATGCGCACCCACGCCCCCGGCGGTATGTTATCCAAATCAGCCCAACGGGTTACATCAATGATTAATTCCCCACTCTTTTCAATGCGTCCTATCAAATCGTCGTCGTGCCATCGGGTAAATACTATTAATTCCTGCGAATCGTTATGTAAGCGGGTACGAACAACGGTTGTGTACCATTTCCACGCCGCCGCCCGTACTATCGGGCTGTTACCCTCGGCGTAATCCTTATAAACGTCGTCCAATATCGACACGTCCACGGTTTTAGAGGTCAACGAACCGCCACGTCCCACAACACGCAACGAACCCTTACGCCCTACCATTTCGATAACATCACTATTGCGTAAATACGTGTTTGCCATTGTTACGACGTTGGAACCGTTTAAATACGTGCCGGGGAACAATTCACGATAACGGGGCGTGTCAATGATACGTTGAACGTCCCGGTTGAAATCCCGTGCAATCGTGGCGGCGTATGAACCTATTACAATTTTCAAATCCGGGTTCAATCCCTCCATGAATGCGGGTAACTTTCGGCTCGACCCCTCCGATTTGCCATGTTGGGGCGGTTGTTGTACAATCATCTTTCGTATTTTGCCATGCGCAAACATATCCAACATGGTATAATATACAACATGAAACGGTTCCAATACCAAATCCGGTTGCATATACCGGGCAAAGTTGATAAGACGTTTACGGGCTGCGCATTTTACTATTTCGCCCGGATTATCTTTAATTGCGGCGTACATTTTCAACAATTGCTCATTATTCATTGCTTTTCTACTTTCTCTTTACAAAATGTTGGCACGCTCTACGACCACGCACAATAAAATATTGCTCATGGGGACACGTTAAACAAATGGGTTTTCCGGCATGGTCAAAATGTTGGTGCAAATGCGTTACCCATTTGGATAACTCGCAATTGTCGCATATCTCATTTTTATACTCCGGTTCCTTTGCTGCTGCTGTTGTTTTCTTACGTGTTGCCATCTGTCACCCCCTTTTCTTTTTGTATTCTTTCATACTCTCCCGCCTGCAATTTATCGGCAATCTCAAACAATATATCTTCCGGCAAATCCTCAAAACAATATTCGTGCGAACTGTCGCCCGACGCTTTCAATTCTTGCGTTTCAACTTTTTGTTTATTTACCCACTTTCCCGGGGCAACATTGGTTAACGCAAATATCAAAGCCCCGGTATCCGGCTGAATGTGCTTAACCTTTGATTTTTGGCTTTTAATTTTCGGTTTCCCGTTTGCATCGCTTACGTACTCCGTTTCTGTTTCTGTTACCTCATACCCCATTGCACGTTTCCACAATGTAGCCTCTAACTTTCCGGTTATCGTCGCTTGAAACTCTTCCTTTGCTTTTTTTATACGTTCCGAAAATTCCGGTTTAGCCTTTATCCAATCATGAAACGTACTATCTCCAATTCCAACTTTTTTGCAAGCTAATTTTTGACTATCACCATCCCTGATAAAACCACAAATTGCTTCTACCGTTGTTTTATTGTATTTTGCCATAACTTAAAACGTTATTTTTGGTATTAATATTTTTCCTTTTGGTTTGTTCATGTATATTTGCACCAAACTTATAAACACGTACAATATGAAAAATAACAAATGGATTGATTTCATAATAGCTTTTACTGATAAGCTAAATGAACATGATTACAACGGTGCAATAGACATGACTACAAATCAAGGTTTCTTTGATTCATTGACTGAAAGCCAATCAGAATGGGTTGAAAATGCTATTACAACCATTCGTGAGAAACACAACATCTAAAGCGGGGTTTTACTCCCCGCTTATTTTTTTTGCCTTCTTCCCGGTAAAATGCTCCCACCTTGCAAGTATAACATCGCAATAATGCGGGTCTAACTCCATCATGTAGCATTTACGGTTTATCTGCTCGCAGGCGATTATGCTTGTACCGCTTCCACCAAATGAATCCAATACTATATCTCCCTTCCGACTGCTGTTCTGTATCTGATAGGCAAACAACTCAATAGGCTTCATTGTAGGATGTTCTGCGTTTCGGTTCGGTTTGTTGAATTCCAACACTGTTGTTTGCTTTCTGTCTGAATACCAATTATGACTCGCTCCCGATTTCCATCCATACAAACAAGGCTCATGCTTCCATTGGTAATCTTGGCGACCCATTACCATAGCATTTTTGTTCCATATCAAACATTGCTTCATTAACCAACCGCAATGCTTAACTGCATATCTAAAATTGTACCCCTCACTATCGGCGTGCCAAATGTAAAAGGATGCACCTTCTTTCAATACCGAATCAGCTGCAATAAACGCATTTACTAAGAAATCTCTAAAGCTGTCATCATTCATTTCGTCATTCTGTATAGTTAGTGCATCTTTTGTCTTACCTTCGTATGCTACATTATACGGTGGGTCGGTAATATACAAATCTACTTTCTCTCCGGAAAGCAGTTCTTGAATCATGGATGCTTTTGTACTATCTCCGCACATCAAGCGGTGGTCGCCAAGCTGCCATATATCTCCCGGATGACATCTTTGCTTTGCTTTTACCTTGCTGATGTCGTCTTCTTGAATATCCCTTTTCGGTGGTTCGTTAAACCATCCCTTTGGGGTTTCAATGTTCCATGCCCTAATTTCGTCTTTGCTCCAATCCTTTGCAAGTTTTTCCCAATCGGTTTGTCCGGTGCTTTCATTATCCAACAATGCCATACGGCGCAATTTCTCAACCGGGGTATCTTCCGGCAAAGCAATAATTGGCACCTCCTTACGTTTCAACGCCCTTTGCGCCTCTAAACGTCTGTTCCCGCCAATAACGACAAATCTCCCATTATACGGGAAACATAACGCCGCACGTGCAATAGTCATTTCCGGCAATTCCTCAATACTCTTTTCCAAATTGCGTTGCTTTGTGTCCTCCCTCGTTCTTGGGTTCTCCGGGACGCCGGGTATTTGTCCGTTGTTATACTCCAACAATTCAATCGGTACAAACTGAATTTGTATTTCATTGTTATTTTCCATAAATTTCCTTTCTACGGGGTTTTTATTACCCGTTTTTCTTTTATTGTCTTTTGAATTATCGTTACTCTACGGGGCAAATTTACGGCTTTTTCGCCGCATTGCCAACCGTTTGTTCTCTCTCACATATAAACGGCAAAACCCCGGCTTTGTTTCCGGGGCTATTGCTCTATCGTCCTATTCCATTTTCATACTTTCCGTTTGAGCAATGAAAATGCGGTTCAACTCCTAATGTGATTTTATACGTATGCCCGTCTTTGGTTTCTTTCAACGCTAAACATACCGGGCGGGGTTTCCCGTTTATCGGATATTCCGGGTTAAAATAACGACACGTCCCGCATATCTTTTGGGGTGTCCGATTATCCGGGGCGCATCCGGTCGGCATATTGGGAATTTCCGACGAACATTTATTTTTCATTGTGTTTGCCTCCTTTCATTACTCTTTAATTTTTAGGTTTATACTCTTGGCAACGATACATTCCGCATGATTGTTCAGATTTGAACGCCTCGCAATAACCGTTCCCGTTAACGTCCTCATACATGAAATTGGAACAATCGCCGCAACCTTTGTTCGGTTCGTGCGGGTGCGTCCGCTTATAATTCGGGTCGGTTTGGCGTCCCTTTACTTTGTCGTATGCCATTTCCAACAAATCCCGTTGCGATATGCCTAATATTACGGCGGAATGAAATACGACGGCGTTAAGGTCTGCCAATTCATCAATTACGGCGTTCATGCGTCCGGGGTCGTCAAATTCGGGCAATGCGTGTTTTACCGCCTCTTTGTACTCGTTAAATTCTTCCTCCATTTTCCGGCAACGGGACGCAATGTTTGTTCCGAACAACTCATTAAACAGATTGGCAATTTGAGCAACAACCGGACGGGCGGGTTGCTCCGTGTAATTCTCGGCGGGGGTTCCTTTTGGTTCAAATTCCCGTTTAAAATCCTTTTCCGGGCGTGCGGTAAATCGTCCGTTCAATTCCCGGATAATGTACCAACTTTCCGGCACGTCAACGAATATGCCGTTGCCATCGGGAAAAGAAAACATTGCTTTGCCGTCCGGGGTGCGGGGCGTCGTAACGGTTCCCCCTCCGGTAAACCTCAACACGTCGTCCACGTTGTCCCGGCGAAATTGGATTGCGTCAACCTCTAACAAGGTGCGACAATACCGGGTTCCCGCCGTGGCGTCCGGGTCGGTTAATCGGGTGCGCATTTCCTCCGGGTATTCCTCCGGGTCGTACTTCATATAAACCGACTGCATACCATCGTCATAAAAGAACTCAATAAGACGGTCGCCCAATCGTCCCCGGATTGCCTGTTTTAACGCCTCAATCCTTTGTCCCTCGGCTTTATCGTTTCCCTCGCTTCCATTTTGCGCCCAACTCAAACGTATTGAAGTATCGGACGCCGTAACCTCAATTTCTTGTTTTGTTATGTCCTCAATCATTGCGCACATATCGCAATCAAAGGGGCTTAATACTTGTTTATTCATTACTATTTTTTTTAATTGTTCTTACTGCGTTACTCTTTGGATATGCCAACCGCCAAAAAATTGTTTTCCGGTCGGTACGGCTGTATTTATCACATTTCAGATTTGCCCCGGTACAAATATCTTTCCCAATCTTACAACGAACACAACGTTGGCAAAATAATGTTTTGGAACTATCTGCCAACCGTTGTGCGGCGGGTGTCCATAGTGTAGCAATTAAAACCGTACCGTTGACAATTGCCCGTTCGCCGGGCTTATACTCCCTTTCCCGGTCGAACGGTTCGGGTTGCTTTACTCTCATTCTTTGCCCGCTTCGTTTACATAGTCAAACAATGCGTCCAAATCTTCCTTTGCGCCTTTTACGCAAATTCGTACCCTATCGCCGCCCGCTAATGCGGCTTCGACAATCTCGCAATTATACCGGGGGGCGTTTATCTGTATCATTGCCGCCGTGGTATTCGTTACAAACTCGTTTCTTTCTTCCATGCTCTCGGATTTATGAAGTAAATAAAATGTTTCCGTTGGTTCGTTCTCGCTTTGACACGCCCCCAACAAAAGCGTTGCCAAAGATAACAATAAAATCTTTGCTTTCATCGTTTTACCTTTCTTTTAATCCATATAAACCGTATGCCAATGCCGACAAACAATATTTTCGCCTCAATGTCAACGTAACGGTCGTAACCGTTGACCGCATCCACGGACACGCCGGGAACAATAAACCAACTCTTATATTTCCAATATTCCCGGACGTAAACAGATACGCCAACCCGTCCGATATGGAACCCAATTTGCGCCGTATGTACGTCGCCATTGTTCGGGATAATTCCGATTTGCTTTTTATTCATTGCCTTTTCTGTTTAGTAATTCGTAACTCTCTTTGTCAACTACCATAACTTTAGGATATTCGACAATACAACCTTTTGTATATACGAGATTATAGATACCCAATTGCCCCTTAATTGGGAACTCAACAACCCGGCGGGGGTTCCGCATTAACCACCCGAACCCCTTTGTTATTGATTTGCGTTTTTCGGGCGGTATGCGGGTATTTTCCCAATCTTCGGGGGTAAACTCGGCGACGGGCTTAATGTCGTACAACTCAACCAACCCCAACGTTACCCCGCTTTCATATCCCGCAATTACGGGATTGGCGGACGAACAAATCATTAAATCGCCCCGGTACGACGTGTTTTTACTGCGTACCTCAATACACTTTTCGCCGTAAACAATCCCGTTGTCCTCATACGCCGCTGTTACTAACTGCGTTGCATACGGGTTCTTTACGGTTAATGCACGCCAACGGTCGTGCAATTTCGGTTTATAATCTTTGTTATTATACTGCATTTTCGTTTGATTTTTCATTGAATAAATTATAATTCCTCGGAACACAATAACCGGGCAATGTTTCCCGCTCAATCCCGGACGCTCTTATAAAACTATCTTTCCAATATATCCGGGGCGTTTTGTCCGGGTGCGCCTCCCAATAATCGAACACGTCGTTGTAAAATGTCAATGTTTCCCGCTTGGTATATCTGCAACCGCTTTGCAATCCAATCTTAAACAAGTCAACGAACGGGTACGACAAAGCAATTACAGAAAATGCCCGGTCAAACATTCCCACGGGGATTGGTTCCACGCTTGCAAAGGTACGGAACCCGTGGCGTTTTGCCCGTGTCAATGCGTTTATACGCATCCGGTTTGGGCTTGCTTTGGGTTCCAATTCATCGCACCCGGTCAACGTGGAACCAATGGCAATACGGGATTTATCCCAACCCTCGGAAGCCTCGGCAAAGTCTATTAAAATATTGATACCCTCGGCGCATTTGCTCAACACTTTAACCGGGACGCCGTGGCGTTGACAAACGCCGATTGCTTGGCGGGTCAACCTTTGCGTTTCCGGCAATAACGGGTCGGTTGTAAATGAAAAGAATAAACCGTATTTTTGCAATTCCTCTTTGTTTTTTAATAACTCATTTGTAAATATATCCAACGCATACGGATATTCTCGCAATGATTTTCTCAACTCCGGGCAATTGCCTCCCAACACTTTTGCGCCACGCCCTTTGCGTAAATAACAGTATGTACAACCATTTGAGCAACCAACATAAAAATTTGCCGCCCAATATGAATACTCTTTTGCTTTACCACTTGGGTTATATATAACCCGTCCGTTAAACTCTTTAATCGCTCCCATATCAAACAGATTAAAACGGGAAATCGTCGGTTCCGTCGGGGGCGGGTGCATCCGGTGCGGGCGGCGGCGGGGCTTGCGTTCCGGTTCCTTTGGGCGTCAACATTTTCATATCGGTTGCGACAATCTCAGTAATGTATCGTTTAACGCCTTGCGCATCGTCATAACTCCGGGTTCTTAATTCCCCCTCAATATAAAGTTTATCGCCCTTTTTGACGTACTGATTGGCTACTTTCGCTAAACCGTTTTGCAATACTACGTTGTGCCATTCGGTACGCTCCGGGATTTGTCGCCCGTCCTTTGTCGTAAACCCTCGTTTCGTGGTTGCTAACGAAAAGGTCGCAACGCAACCCCCGTTGTCGAACTCCTTAAAATCCGGGGCTTTTCCTGTATGCCCCAATAAAGTAACTTTGTTTACACTCATAATTATTTGAATTTAATTCCATCTAACAAATACAATTTCTTATTATCAGACCAACCCGCCGCCATGTTTAAGGCTTTCCGGTCGTCGTCATGCACAAACTCGCAATACCACGAATTGCCGCCAACGTTCGCTTTTTCTTTCAGTCGTACCAATTTACCGACAATGTACCGGGCAAACTTGGCGTATGCGCTCGTTTCCGATATATGAATAATGCGACGTTCGGCGTTTATTTTTGGCAATTCTTCGATTTGCGGGCGTTTTTCCTCGGCGGGGTATCTTTGTACCCTTTGAAAATCTCGTTTAACAGACGACCGGGAAATTGCCCCGTAATCGGTTTGCCTCTTTTTGGTTCTCATTTTTTATATCTCCATTTATAACCCTTATGCAAATTCCCTTTCCCCTTACATACTTTACAAATCGCCGTTGCGGAAAAATTCCCTTTCCGGGCTGCCTCTTGTATGCTAACAAACACATTTACAACAATACCGTTTTTTATTTGCTCAATCGCTTTTTCGTGGTGTGGTTTTGCTTTTCTTCCAATCCATTTAGATTTTGTTATTGGGTTATTCTGATTCTCTTTAACTGTAACCCAACGCAAGTTGTCCGCATGGTTATTGGCTCGGTCGCCGTCGATATGGTCGATACATGGTTTGTTTTCCGGGTTCGGAATGAATGCCGCCGCAACTAATCTATGAATACGAAACATTTTACCTATTCCGTTTTTCCATAAACTAATTATTTTATATCCTTTCAAATATGCACCTTTCATTAAAAACGCATCTTTTTTTAAGGAACGAACATTGCCATAATTAGAAATTTGATAATGCCCTTTGTAACCCTCAATATCTTTCCAAATTTGCATATTCATTTTTCATTAATTCAATCAATCTAATGTTACCGGGATATATACGCATTTTCGTTTTATCTCCATTTTCCCAAAGTGAATGATGTTCAAAACATAATATATTAATATTTCTTGCATCGTGCGCCATTTCCGGGTATGCTCCACGGGTCAAAATGTGGGAACAATAAACGGCGGAATAATTCCGCAATGGCTTTAAACATTCCTCGCATTGGTGCGGCTTGTTATCCCATATCCAACGAAAAAAACGTTCATTTGCCGCCATTATATTTGCACCCCGTCCCGTAATACAATGCCCGAACAATTCCCGTTGTATCTCAACCCTCAAACGAATATCCATGCGGAAATTACGCAAATCCAAAAGAGGATTATACCCTCTTTGGATGCAATAATTGTATTCGTCCCGGTCTGTCAACAAATACGGTTCCATACTCTTACATTTCCGCCGTTTCGTCGTTCGGTTCCGGGTCGTCCGCCGGGTCGTTAATATCCGGGAACAATCCGTTATCATCTACCTTTTCGGCATTCAATCCGGGTGCGGGTTCGCCATCAGCCCCGAACAACTCCAATTGCGCCTTTTTACCCTTGAAAAGAAAGGCGTAAACCTCGGTTTCAATATCGGCGGCAATTTCTTCTAATTCTTCCTCAAATCCGAACGTTTCCGTATTGAATTTAAGGCGGGGCGAATTGATTGCGGTTTTCTGATTGTTCGACACGGTAAACAATCCGGTTAAAACAACCCCTACGTTATCATCTTGACCGGAAAAGGACACGCCCCGAACCTCTATGTTTTTCAACATTTCGTCGGCAAAATCCCGTGATAACTCGCTTTGTTTCTTGGTTGCCTTAAAATCGGACGTTTCAACCATTGAAAGAAAGGACGTAATATTAAAAATCCGTCCCATGATTGGGCGCAAACGGTCGAAACAATCCCGCAAATCCGGGTGTATGTCCTTTGCACTTTCGACGTGGTATTTGTTCGTGTAACTCTCATTACCGATTGTTTCGGTAACTTCATAATGTACGTCTAACCCGCCGTCCTTTAATGTCTTGACTTTCGACAATGCAAACGCCTTTTCGCTTGGTATCAACATAACGTTTGCGGCTTTTTTTTCTTCGCTCATTTTTTAATTATTTGATTGTTACCGGGAATACGCCCAGAACGGTTTTATAACTTAAAATTCTGTTTCGTCCAATAATTCCCGTGTCTTACTATTCGACGGAACCGCCGGGCGTTCCGGTTCCGGGATTGGTTCCGGGGCGGGTTCCCCGGTTCCGATTGGTTCCGTTACCGGGTTGGGGTCGTGGAACTCAATATTGCGCCCGCCTTTGGGCTTTTCCGGCTCAAATTGGGCTTTGAGTTGTTCCGCCGGGTATTCCTTTTGTGCTAACTCAATAATCCCCAAATTAACCAATTCCGGGACGCAACGACGCAACGCCCTTATGTCCTCTAATGCGTCATGCGCCGGGAATGTTTCGCCGGGGAACAACTTACTATATAATTCCTCTAATTTTGGGTATTTACCCGGTCGCCCGTTGGCGTACAATGCACCGACAAACCTAATTGTTTTCATCATTGTATCAATTCGTTTGCCTTTGTGCAATGCGTCCTCAACGTGTGCGTCGTAATATTCCCGTCCACAATAGCGCAAAACGTTTGCTTTCAACATGGAACTATCAAAGTAAATATTATGCGCACATACAAGCGGGGCGGCGTTTGCATCCGCTAAAAATTCGTCCACAACCTCGGCAAATGGTACGCCCTCTTTAATTGCCCGTTCGGTTGTTATACCATGTATTGCGGTTGTTTCCGGGGGTATCTCGTAATTGTCCGGCTTGATTATATAACTTTTTTCTTTGTCGCCCAACGACCATGCCAATTGTACGACGTGCGGGAATTGCTCAAAATCCGCATCCCATTTCAAACCCTTTGCCGGAACCCCGGTTGTTTCACAATCAAAGAAACAAATGTCTTTTAATTCAAATTTTTGCATAACCTTAAATTATTAAATCGTTAATTATTACTTTCGCTCTCATTGCGGTATTTATCCCGCTTTTTCTCCAACTCCAAAACGTCCCGGTTTTCGTCTATATACTTTTGGACGTCCCGGTTACAAAACGGTTTTCCGTCCAACCAAAGCAAATGCTAATACGGTACGTTTTCCATCGGTTGCCCCTTAAATTTACCTTGTGGCATCGGGGATTTGTCATTTAATTCATTCATTTTTATACCTCCAAATATAATTATATGCGGTTTTTACTAAACCATTACAGCAATTAGAAATATTACTTCTATGATAATTAAGTTGCCGTTGTATTTCCATCGTAGTAACCCATTCTTTGATAAAATTACCCTCTAAATCATATTGCAAAACGGCTTTACCGCCTTTATTTATTTTTTTGCCCTTATATGTGTTGGGGGCATTATAATTATTAGAATTTTCTTTAGCCGTAACCCAACGCAAATTATCTGCATGGTTATTGGTTCGGTTGCCATCGATATGGTCGATACATGGTTTGTTTTCCGGGTTCGGAATGAAAGCCGCCGCAACTAATCTATGAATTACCGCATTGTACTTTATTCCGTTTTTAGACAACGAAACAAAATAATATCTTTTCCTTAATGATGGTTTTAATATTTTTTCATTTCTTTTTCTATTCATATTACCGCAAATCTCATTTCTGAAAACAGATTTTACACGCCCGTAATTGCTAATTTGATACAACCCAACGTATCCGGGTACATCTTTCCAAATTTCCATATTACACTATTTTTATATTACATTTCGTTTGGGTCTGCAATATACAAATAGTATTCTTCACTTGCAAGCTGTTTTAGGAATTCGATATGCTCTATTAATTCCGCATTGCTTAACTCTGCAATTGTACGCAAACGTGTTTCGTATTTCCCAGTATCAATGTTTGGGGTTTGCTCATACATAATCGGCGAAAATTCCCGCAAACGTCGTTCGGTTTGTTCCTCTGTAAGACGTTCGCCCGCCTCCCAAATTGCGTGCTTAAACGTCGGTACAACATAGTTGAAATAATACCCTTTCAAAGCCTCGGACGAACCGGGGGACGCAACAATAAACCGGGCAATAATGCGGGAACCTTTCCAACCCTTGAAAAACTCGTTTAATTCCCCCATGTACATTGCCAACCCGCCGTTATTGTTTATTGTTCCCGTCGCTGTTATTTCTCGCTTTTTCATCGGCTATTAATTTTTGCATTGTGTTACTAAATGCCGTCATTCCTAAAGTATGAATAACGCCCCGTTCCATGCTTGACAATCGGGTTTCCCGTTTATCCATAATCTTTGCGAACGTAACGACAAATTCGCCCGGCTCCAACAATCCGGCGGCGTGCAATTTGTCGATTGGGTGCGCTTGCAAACGTTCGCCCGGCTTCAACTCTTTACGGGCTTTTTCTCGCTTTTCCCATATATCCCGAATTTCGGCGGCGGCATTGTCGTAAAACAATCGCATTTTCAAAACATCGGCAATTGACAAATCAGCCACGGCGGTTGGTTGTTCTTTTTCCGGCTCCGGTTCCGTCGTAACGGGTGCAACCTTACCGTTGTTCACTCCATAACCAAATAACGCAAAATCGCCCTTTGTCGGGTCGGATTGGATAAACTCGGCGGTTTCGTATTGTTCCGCCAAACGTTTCAAATTATCATTCAATGTATATGCCATTGTTTTAGATTTTAAGGGGACGGAAAGCCCGCCCCCGGTTATTATTCGTTTTCCGTGTATTCCTCAACAACTAAATCAGTTTGTCCCCGCTTCACTTCCTCAATAAAGCCTTGAAAACCGTTTGCCTTTGCAATATCTATAATCGCCTGTAAACGCTTTTCGCCCAAACTTTCGCCCCTCGCAATGCGGAATACCTTAACCGTCGGATTGCTTGCAATAATCAGTTTGGCGGCAACCTCCATAATTTGACTATCTGAAACTTTCCCGGCGACGAACGGCACGCCGTTTAATTCTAACCCGTCGTCCGTGAACGAAAGCCCGGCAATCGGCAATTTGGACGTTGCAATAAGTGTTTCCCTTTCCTTTGCTAATGCGCCTAATTTGTCCTCAAAGGTGCGTGCGGTTTTCTCGGCGGCTTCCTTTTGTTTCTTCTTTGCCATGTAATCCACAACCAACGCATTGATACGGTTGTGTTCCTCGGCTTTTTTCAGTTGTTCCGCCGTGTCTAATTGTTCCGGGTTATTGGCTTCGTATTCCTCTAACCATTTGTCGGCATTCGCTTTGCGTTTCTCAAAATCGGCTTTTTCCGCCTCAATGGTTGCCAATGTTTCCTTTAATTCGGCATCAACGTTTTTACGGGACGTTTTCGCCTCTTTTTTGGCGTCCTCTAACCGTTTTTGCGCCTCGGCGATAATGCGGGCAACCTCTTTTTCCTCATTCGCTAAATTGGTATCAATAACCGCAACGGCTTTGTCGTGGTTATCGTTGGCGGCTTTAATACGTCCGGGGATTGCCGCCAATTGTTCAACCCTTTGTTGCCGGGTTTGGCGTACCGTTTTCGCTTTCTCAATCAACCGGGCATTCTCGTTTTGCTCTTCCATCAACGCCGTAATATCCTTTTTTTCGGCATACGTTTTGACGTCGCCGGGTTTCAATTGCTTTTCAGCGTTGGCGCAAATGGTTGTGTACGTCTTAACCTCGGCGTTGGCGTCCTTTCGTTTATCCTTAACGGTCGTAACCTCGGCGTCAATTTCTGCAATCCGGGTGCGCACCTTTTCCGGCAACAAAGCCTTTACAACCTCAATTTGTTTGCGGCGTCCCTCGGCGGTTTCACTCCAACGGGAAAACTCCACGGCGTCAAAATCTTGGTAGCCGAAAATCTTTTGCAGCATTGAAACGTTATCCGAACGCATCCCGGTTGTTTGGGATTTAATGGATAACGTCCCCCGTGGGTTGGCTTTGGTAAACTTTAATTCGACCTCGTAATTTTCGCCGTCGTTACCTACAACCATTTTTGCAAATCCTTTGTCCTCGCCATTTTTCAACACAGCGTCCCGGTTCCCGGTCAACATTGCGCCGATTGCTTTTAAAAGGGTTGATTTGCCTAACTCATTGTCCCCGGTAATGAAATATACATTACCCTCAAAATCTGCGTTGAACTCTTTGATAACTTGAAAATTCAACAATTCCAATTTCTTAATATACATCGCTCTTTAAATTTATTTATTTCCCGGAAATCGCCGGGTCGTTATGTTCCCATTTATAACCGTTGTATGTTTTTCTTTTCCCGTTACATACCTGTAATATTACATACTTTTGCCAAGGAAAAACACACGCATCTAAAATATTATCAAAACATACAATATTACCTAATTTATCAATACGTTTAACGGGATATAATTTTGATACACGTTTAACGTTCTCAAATTTTAGGTTCTCGCCAATAGTACACCAACGTAAATTATTAACATGATTATTTAATTTATTCCCGTCGATATGGTCAACACATGGTTTATTGTCCGGGTTGGGAATGAACGCCAAAGCAACCAATCTATGAACCCGCATAACTTTTAAACCATTGATTTTTAATTTTACAGTCATATAGCCACCGTTCAAATAAGGCTTTATTTCCTTATCATTTTGCGTTATATTGCCATTTTCAGCAACGTAACAATCATATTCTATTAAGTATTTACCTTTTTTCATGCCGCAAATATATGTAAAATAATGGATATACCAAAACTTTTATTTTTTATTTTCGGTTATTTTTTTATTTTCCGCAATAAACGCCCTATAATAACACATTTACCCACGCCGTCAAACTCAACTAACATATTGCCGTTGCGCCCTCTTATACATTTTCCATCAGAACGACGAACCGCCCGGCACGGCATACGTCGCAATTCCGGGCAGGTCAATCGGTCGCCTAAATAGATATAATCCATTTCGTCCATATCAAAACAATTTCATTTGTGTATCGGTCAATATAGCAACGACCGCATCAACTTTGCGTTCCCAACTTTCCAACGTCGCCAATTTCTCCGGGGTTGGGTTCCGTTGGCAACGTCGTTGGTTGTGCCGCATCTGTTTTACCATTTCCGCCAAATCTTTTGCCGTTATTTTTTCGGGATTTTCGATTTGCGGGGCTTTTGTTTCGTCTGCCATATAAGTAACCATTTGAATAATTAAACGCCCCTACGGGCTTAAAATAAACGATTGTGCATTTGTTGGGGCAAATTTTCCAAAACCCAACGGGGGTTGTTTTGTAAAATGAACCGTCCAAAGTGCATTATTAACGTTGCGTCCGCATTCCACAACGCCGGGGTAATTTCCGGGTATAATTTCCCGGCAATATCCCGGAACCGTCGTTTGCGGTCTGCCTTTTCCTCCTTTTTCCCTTTTACTTTGATACGCAATTTAAGGTCGTTTTGCCACTTCATAGCATTAACCAAAACAAATGGTATTTCGGCGACGGTTATAATAGCTTTCAAATGCTCAAAGTTTTGCAACATCTTTTGAATGCGGTACAATTTACCCATATTTGCCCCGGCATCCCCAACCGTTACGTCGTCCGGGCGAACGCTCAATTTTTCCAAAAAGACAATCGGCGTGCAAATCTCTTTGTAATAGTTGAGAAAATCCCGTATCTCGTTAATGTCTTTAGGCATCTTAATTGCCGTTGCGTTGTGGTTGGGTCGCCAAACCACAATCCCCCCATTGCTTCCGGGGTCTATGCCTATAATACAATCTATTTTCATTTTTCAAATTTCAAATAATGGTAAATATAAATTTCGTCCTTAATCATTCGGTCGAACGTCCGTTTAATCTCTTTACGCCGGGCAACCTCAAATGCTGTATAATCAATTTCCGGGCTTTGGGTTCCTTGTTTCCGAACATGGTAAACCGCAAATTCATTAACGAATCCACGGGCGGCACGTGCCAAAAATCGGTTATACGCTTCTTTGCGGTCGTCCTCGGTTTCTTTCACTTCATCCGCCAACCGAACGCCCAACAACCAATTATAAACAAACATTTCGTCGGTCAATCCAAAGACTAAACGCCCGGTATATTTATAACGCAAAAAGCACATTAAACAAGTCATAACCGATTGATTGCGATAATACCGGATTTGCTCCGGGCTTAATTCCTTTTTCGGTTCCGGTAACGCTGTATATGCTTTGCCGATAACTTGGTTTTGTTTCCGGCAATATGCGTTCAATACCTTTGCGAAATAATCGGCGTTGAATTGTTGGTAATGTTTCCGTTCGGCGTTGCCGTCCCTATCCTTTGGCAAATAGTCGTCTAATTCCCCGGTAATCAGCAATTCAAACGCTAATTTAACCTCGGATAATGTTAATTGCGAATAATAGCGTTTGAGTAAATCCAACAAGCGGGTACAAATATACGTCCAATCGTCCCGGTTTTCCGTGGGAATGATAAACCCCACGTCCATTGCGATAAACCGGAACATTTGCCCCGTTTTGGCAATCAACGTTTCGTCGTCAATCTCGGCAATCTGTTTTTTTGTTGACGCCACGAAAATATACTTTTCGACCGGGGTTAATGCTTTGGCAACCTCCGGTAATTCAACCATCGCCCGGCGCACCTCAATTGCTTTTGCCGTTCCACTATAAAGCAAAACGGCGGCGGATTGTCTTTTTTCGGGCAACGTTTGTGGCAATCTGTTTGTCTTTTCGGGTAATGTTTCCATCTTAATAATCGTCTTTCAAATACTCAATAGCCCCGGCAACGTTCAATCTTTGCGTTGGGGCTTTGTATTCGGGTTTCAAATGCAATTTTTTCTTTTCGACGTCCCCCCGTATGAAATTACGGACGGTCGCCAACCAACCGTTTTTAGTGCGCTTCATATTCTTTTGGTCGCTCCAATCGCTAACAGAATGAAAGTAATAAACCAAATCGACCTTTTCAAATTCCGGGGTCGCAAACTTACTTTCAAACTCTGAATAATCCACGCCAATGCCGTTTTCAAATTTAACCATTTTGTAAACATCTGAATTGCGGAACAATGTTTTTTTCTCTTTTGGTTCCTCAACTTTTTTTTCTTCATCGGGGAATAATACGGGGTTCTTTACCCCGGTATTATCATTATCAAAAGAGTTATTAATATCATCTATCTTTATTGTGTCGGATTTTCCAACCACGGTAGTTGGATTTTCCAACCGGGGGGTAGTTGGATTTTCCAACCGGGGGGTAGTTGGATTTTCCAACCACTCCAAAGCAACCCAATAATTAGACGTATATTCACAATAACGCACCTTATTTTTTTCGTACTCAAACTTATTGATATACTGTTTATCAACTAATTGTTTGAGTAACTTAATAACCGTGCTTTTATCTAATCCCGTCCATTCGATAAGATACCGCAATGAACCCTTAAAACGGCTTTCGCCGTCTTGACTAAAACCATGTATCACAGCAAAAACCAACAATTCGTTACCTTTCAATTTAAGTTTCGTAATCATTGGGGCTAATATGGTTATATAATTGCTATCCCTTATTGTCATATATTTATTTTTTCTCCTATTTCCGGCGTAAATTTAGGTTTAATCATTTTTCCCGCCCTCCAATTCTTTAATCGGTTCCCACGCCTTACGTACTTTTAAAACATTGTCGGCACTCTCATTGGGAACCAACGACACGACGGGAAAACGGGAACGGTCGCCCGGCTTTTGGGTCGTGGCAAATTGTACATTCAAATCAAAGATAATGCCTTTGCAAAATCCCCGTTCCGCTAACATACCGTCGAACGTTTCCCGTATTTGCGGGATTGTGGACGCCGTTCCCTTTGTGGCAAATTGCCAAACCCCGGCAACGCCACGAACCAAAGGGACAATAAAGTTTAGCGTTAATGTAACCTCCCAACCGTCGCAATCGGGTTGGCGGCTCTTTTTGTTCGGGTAACGCTTCGTTATTGACTGCATTAAATTTGGGTATTTTTCCGTTGTCAACGTTTCGTATTTTTTTCCGTCCCATACTTGGAACGTGTCGCCATCGCCCGCCGCAATCAATCGCCCGTCGTCGTCCCGGTATTCGTAACGCTCGTTACATACTTTTGCCGGGTCGTCGTCCGGGAAAACAATTTGTATTGTTTGCGGCTTTTCGCCGTATGCCTGTGTAAATAACCCGGCATACTTTCCCGTTGGTATGAAGTAATCAACACTTTGCGGATAACCGTTTGCGTTTTTCATACCGATTTTTATTTGACCGACACGGGGCAATATCAAACGGGATTGTTGCGCCTCCGGTCGCTTTATTCTGCCTTTCATAACTCTTTATAAAATATTACTGCAATAAACCATTCTTGTGCAAAATAATTTTGTTCAACTGCTTTTATATCCATTTGGATAACCTCAATATCCGTTCTATTAACGAATTGTTCCAATTCGGACGAACTCGTAATTATTTTAATCTTTTTCATATCTCAAATTTCGGGGTCGTCGTTCAACATCTTTTTCCTACTCTCGTTTTTGGGCTTTTTAGGCTCATTTGCGGGCTTTACTTTCTTTTCCGTGGTATTACCCCGCTTTGCGGTCGTTTTGTCCGTGGTGGCTTTCTTTTCCGCCTCCTTTGCCTTTTTGGGCGCACGTTTAACAATGGTTGTTTTCTTTAGTTCCTTTTCCAATTCTGTTTTTTGTTTTAATCCTTTTTCAATCGCATACGCTTTCATTCTCAATTCAAATGCTCGTAATTCATCACCTTGCAATTTTTCCGCCTCTGAATGTACATCAATATCAGACCACATTTGCATTTCCGAAAAACTTTGAAATGCTCCTTTTACTTTTACATACCCATCAGAACATTTATAAATGTTTGTTGCTATACTATACCAACGGTGTTGGTCTAAATCTAATCCCTCATCAATCAAATTAACGCCGTATGTTTGTGCAATATCTGTGGTATGATACAAAGAATAATTATCATCAGCATTGTTAATTTTATCTATAAAAATTTCACAACTGATTGTTTTTATATTCGTACCATCTGCCTTGACTTTCTCGGCGGCGTCCGTATTTTCGTCCGGGGTCGGCTCCTTTGGGGCTTTAGTTTTAATCAATTCCGCCAACGATAAGGATATTACGTTTTGCGTTAAATCCGGGGCATTGTCTAACAATACCATACCATTAACCGACGTAAACGTATTGTCTTTATTTTCGTCCTCAATCGCTGCAATCTCTAACAGATACGGGATTTTCCGTATATTGGGGCTATCCGTTTGTTCTTTCAGATTATACGACGGACGTTTGCGCCAATCTTTCGGGCTGAAATTGAAAATACGGGTAACGGGGAATTGCTCAAAATTAACGTTCCACATATCCCGGTACATTCCTAATTGTATTTCGCTTTCCTCGTAAAAGCCTTTGCGGCCGCTTTTAAAATCGACGATTGCGTTAATACGTTCGTCCCCGCCAATCTTTGATAACATGGTACACGGGCAATCAATCATTCCGGCATACTTGTAATACGGATGCACCAACGCAATTTCAACCGCCAACGGACGTACATCATAATCCAATACGAATTGCGCAAACGCCAATACGTCCTTTTTCAAATCGTCGGCGTAATAAATAAAGTCGTCCGGCAATCGGTAAACCTCAATATATTCTTTTAGTTTACCTTTCAACCCGTCCAAATCATAAGCCCGGTTAATTAATAATTCCTCAAATGCGGCGTGCATAAACGTACCATACGCCGCCCGTTCGCCCTTGTATCGTTCCGCTTCCTCAATGCCTTTGTTGGCAATCCATTGTATCAAGTGCGGGGCTTTGGGTAACGTTTGGGACAATATCGTTGTAACCGACGGGAAAAACTCCGGGTTCCCGTTGTCGTCGTATCGGTAATAATAGCGGTGCCCCTTGCTATTCAATTGCCAAACCTTGTACGGGGGTTCAATCAACGTTTTTTCATCAAAAAACATTGCCGTCATTTCTTCAACCGTCATGCCCGGCAATATCTCAAATATTCCGGTTGGTTGCTCAACCTCGACCGCTTCAAACGGGGGAATTATTTGTTGTTGTTCCTCGGTAATTTCCGGGAATTGGTCGGCGGGAACGGCTCCCAAACTTTCGACCGTCTTTTGTACCGGGTTTTCCGGTTTCTTTTTGTTCGCTCTCATTTTCTACTCTTTTTTAATTCTGAAAATCCACACAATACCATTACGGCACACATTCCCGCAAACATCAATTGCCACGGGTTCCAAAATGCGCCAATCAGACAAACAACGCCCAACGTTCCAAACGTCGAAATAATCGCTTTCGCTTGGAACCTATCGGAAAACATAACGTCCGCCATGCGTTCAAACCATTTTAACCCGTTATTCTTCATATCCAAACAAATAATTAGGGGTGCAATTACACATTTCGCAAATGATAACAACCCATTCCGGGCGTATCTGTTTGGTCGTACCGTTACATAAGTTAGTCATATTAACTTGTTGTGCGCTTTCGGTGCGTCCCTCCCATAAACGGGCGGCAACCTCTTTTTTATAAACCTTAATCCCGGCGGTTTGCGCCCGTGCGATTGCCTCGTTTACTCTTAATTTCGTCATTTCTGCCATTTCTTTAGTCTTTTATTGTTAATAACTCGGTTCGTTGCTCTCTTTGTGTCCGCAATGTGTACACGTTTTTTCCTCCCAAATTGCGGTATATTCCGGCGGGGTTAAATATCCATCGCCTCCGGTCTGTTTATATTCCCCGTCGGTAACTTCCATTTCGCCGCCGCACTCCGGGCAATCTTCATTACCCATTAAATCCAAATCCGGGACAATGTAATATACCCGTTTCAGATATACGCCCAACGCCTCGGAAATTGCCGCATAACAATTGGCGGTTTGTTCCTCGGTTACGTCCTCGTTTATTGCATCAAAAACGGAAACGCCCCAATTGTCCGGGTCGTCCTCAATAACTTTGTTTTTGAGTAATTCCGAAACGACAATTTCGGAAACTTGTTTGGCTGTTTTCCCGCTATCGGTCGCCAATTGTTTTAATAAATCGCTCTCTTTTATTCTCATATCTTTGCCGGGTACGCCCCCGGTGGGTTTTTGTTTCTGCAAAAGTATAAATAATATTTGTATTACCAAAAATAAAACCTTTGAATATTTTATTTGTTCACGTTGGACGCTTGTAATACAGATAAAAAGCACTAATTTTGTTGCACCGCACAACCTTACAACATCGCTCTCGGTTACTGCGTATCAACCCCCGGCGTTACTTCATTGCGTCGGGGGTTTCTCTTTTAATCATGTATTCCAAATTCACAATCCCCCCATTGGTCGAAATCCGCCCCGTCATAACTTAACGGGTAACGTTCCAGTTCCGGGCAATCCGTCCAACATTCCCGACGTGCATTATTTACGGCGACCCGTTCCGGGTTATATCCGGGTTTATTCTTTTCCCTCAATTTGGCGGCGCAACTCTTACAACAACAACGTCCCCAACCCCGGCGTAAATTCCGGGTATCGGCGTTATATTCTTTGCCGCAATTATCGCAATTTCTTTTTATCATTGCCATATATCAACCCTTTGTAAATCCTTTAAATGCGACGTGGTAAACGTCGTATTGTTTCCCGGTAACATAAAACTCAATCATACGTTCCGGGTTCCCGGTGTCGTTTATCGCAATGGTTGGGTATGGTTCCCCCGGCAATTGGTTATAATCGCTTTCAATATCCCGCAATCCCTCCGGGAAATCCGAACGGTCGGCGGAAAAATACCGGGTTAAACTCTCTTTTATTCGGTTCAACATTTCGTCGCCGTGCGGCTCAAAATGCGCTTTTATCTTATCTTGTTTTCTTAATGCAAATCGTCCCATAACTCATTAAAATAATGTATTGTTTTTCCCGGTATCAATTCCCCGGTTTTTTTATTCTTTCGTCCCGGCTTAAATGGTTGGGAAATACGGTTTTGTAATTCCATTAATTCCGCCCATGTTTCCGGCAAATATTGTTTTATGTTCTGCAACTCTTTTAAATTCTTGTTTCGGCATATTCGACAACTAACCCGGTCTAATATTTCATATAGACGAACGCCGTTTTGCTCCCAATAAATACCCCGGTCGTAACAATATTGTAAGGCTTGCGCCTCTGTTATACCCATTTCAACCAACGGTAATACTTTATTTTCCCGGCGTTCCTTTTCGATACGTTTTGTTTCGTCGGCGGCAATAGCCACATAATCCCAATTATCGCCAATATAGTTTTTTAAAGCACGCAATTTCAAAGTTGTACCCCAACGGCAATTCCCGCCACACCAACTATAACCGTATTTATGAACTATTTTTGTACCCTTTTTATAAACGGGCTTTTCAAACATATACCAATAAAACGGTTTATCTATTTCTAATTCGGTGTACTTAATACCCCGTTCGGCTAATATAGGCAATATCATATCCCGCACCATATAAATTGCGTCAAATTCAACCCCTATATTGAAAAATACAACTTCATCAATTGGCAATCCTTTATCTATTCCCAATAATAACATTGCTACACTATCTTTTCCAAAAGATACTGAATAAATATGTTTTCTTTCCATTACGCAATTACTTTACAAAATTTATAATATTGGTCGTGTCGGCTCTCAACTTGACAAAGCAACCCAATATCGTTGCCATCCAATAATAGGTTTAACACATCGCCGGGATTATGCCGGGTATAAAGCAAAAATAACCCGCCGTTTGCATTTTGGATTATCTTATACATTTCTTGACTTATTCGGTAACGTTTCGTTTTATTCATCGCTCTAAATTATTATGCCGGGGGATTGCGCCCCGGCTTATTGTTACTGCAAATATGCAATTGTGGTTAATCTCTCTTTTTCCTCTTTAGCACTCTGAACGTTTCGGGCAATCCATTGTTCGGCGGGGTTTTCTGCAATCCATTGTTTTCTATACTCCGGAACCCAATTTGCCGCCATTTCTTTATATGCCTTTTCGGGATTTGATAAAATTTTGTTTACCCAACTTAATTGTTTACCGTGGTCGCCTTTCCCGATTAAATCTAACCGCCCGAAATAATACGAACCATCAGCAACACACGCCACATAATCACGGGCGGACGTTCGTTTTGAAACGATTGCTTTGCTTTCGGCGTGGATAACTTGGTACTCAAATTTCTTTCCTTTTTCTTTCTTGACTAAAATATACTTTGCCATAATCTTTGTTATTATGCCGGGGTTTCCCCCGGCTGATTAAACATTACTTTTTAATTTCGTATAAACTCAATGAATTTTCACACAATACCCACGTTGGGAAATCCTTTTTGTTTAGATAACAAAGGCTATCTAATGCCGCCCGGCTTGTATAAAACCACAACCCAAATTTTTTGCCGATAAAATACATATCATTAACACCCGTTTCCCTATACTTTTCGTCTAACATTTGTTGACTATAAACTATCGACGAAAAATTAACTTTACCGTCCAATTTGGTTGCAATCTCGGCAATATCTGCCGCCTGTGTTCTTTTCTTTGTTTCCATAACTTGAAAATTATATTATTCCGGGGAAACGCCCCGTCGTTCTTATTGATAGTAAAATGTAATCTTAATACCACGGCGTAACTTACAAACTTCTTTGTCGCCGTAACAATTAAACGCACGCTTTAACAGACGGTTGACTAATTTAATGTCGCCTACAATCTTAATTAAGCCCGACACACCAACCAAAGTATTAACCTTTTTCCCGTTTACCATTCCGGCAACCTTGATTTTGAAATTATGGTTAATCTCTCTTGTTGTGTAATCTAATCCGTTATAAATGCTATGCGTATTCATTGTTTCGCTCTCTAATGTTTCGGGGAAAACGCCCCGTCGTTTTATTATCATGCTGCAAATATAGGTAATGTTATTTATATTACCAAAGGTTTTATCTTTTATTTTTCGATTTACCTATAAAAACTTTCATTTTTGGTTCCAAAAGAGTTATTTTTCCCGAATTTTTGATTTAAGCGACTTTTGAAAGCCGGACGGGTAAATTATCCACTTTGAAACAAAATGCCCGGAAACGGGCTAAAAATACGTCATTACAAAAAGGGGCTGCAAACACTCGTTGCAACCCCTCTTTTGCTAATCCTCTATTGTTATAAACTCAAACCCCAATATCTTTGTCGCCGGGTTCTTACTTACTATATCAATTTCCCGGTTCTTTATCTTTTTGGTTTTCCAAAGAAAGCCTAAAAACCTTTTATACTTTACCGTTTCGGCTATTAGTAAGCTATCACGGTTTATAAATTGCCCGGTAAACAATCCGTTGGGCGTTGTGCATCCGTGTAACTCAAACCATTTTTCCACAATATCGACGCATCGCACAACGGTTGTAATCGTATCGCCCGGCAAATATACGATACTATCCCGGACGTTTGCCCGTAATTCGTTTATCGTTTCCATTTGCGCCGTCGTAACCCTTTGCAAATCCCGGTTCTTTGTCTGCAACGATTTGATTAACGCCGCATCGTCCGCCCGGTATTTTTTGTATTCGGATAATTTCAACTCCAAATTCCCAACCTTTGCGGCGTTCAAACTATCCTTTGTTTGATACGTGCGGACGTCCTGCAACAACGTTTCGGTATTGCTCCGGTATTTATCCCGTTCGGCGGTTAAACTCTTAATACGGCTTTGTTGAATCCAAAAGGCGGCGGCAACCGCCATAATGATTGCCGCCAATATTATATACTTTTTCATGCGTTTGCCGTGTAAATAATTAACGAACTATCCGGCGTTTTGCTCAATGTCAAAACGTAATGTCCGCCCGCCATTTCAACCGTACTATTTATTTCGTCCTCGTTAATCTCCAATTGTGCAAAGGAAATTACGACGCCCGAAATATAAACTTTCGGTATGTTATGTAATGGGTCGGCGTTTACGGCGTCAATAAATGCGTCTATTTCCGCCTGTGGGTTCGTTACGTTTTTCGTATCTTCTTGGTTGTCCTCAACCGTAACCGTAAAAACGTCCTCGCAATCTGCAATAATAGCGGATAACAACGGGGCAATACTAATTCCCGCTTGGTTCCCTTGATTGGCAACCAATTGTTCCAAATACTCCTTTTTGTCTTTCTTTGTCATAATGGTACAAAATTAAATGTTACTATATTCAATTGCCGCATTAAAACACGGGCATTCTTTAATGTATTCCCACGGCTCAATAATGCCGTCGCCGTTCAAATCCGGGGAATAATCCCGGTGTCCCTTAATCGTTGCGTCCGGGAACATAACGACCAAACGCATAAGCAACCATAATAACGCCTCTTTTTGTTCCGGCGTCCGTGTGTCGGCGGCTTTACCGTTGGCGTCCAATCCCCCAACATAACAAATACCAATAGACCGGGAATTTTGCCCGGAAACGTGCGCCCCTATTTCAGAAAGAAAACGCCCGGTTTCAATCGTCCCGTCCGGCAACACAACAAAATGATAACCACAAATTCGCCCGCTTTGGGGTTGCTTCTTAAATCCCCGTTCTTTGTGCCAACCGTCGATAACATCAACATTGACTTTTGCGCCGGGCTTGGTTGCGGTGCAATGTACAATCAAATCCGTAATCGTCCGGGTTGTTTTTTGTTCCTCCAAATACTTTAAAATCTCTGTTTGGTTCATTGTTTGCCCTCCTTTTCTTTATCGTTAATAATATCGTTATCATGTTCCCGTTGGTATCTCTCAATTATCGGTTGCCAATATCCCGGCAATACTCGTGTAAACTCCAACCGGATAACGTGGTAAATAATACGCAACGCAACCTTTGTGGGATATGCTTTAATAAGGTTGCGGAATGCGTTTTGCAAATATACGTACATGAAAACATAAGTAAGCGATTTAATTACTATTTGGGCGGCGTCATTATCCCCACATTGCAGCATTACCGAATAAATAACGTGTATAATGGTAACATACAACAACAATTCCGCTAATGCGTTCTTAAACTTTCCAAAACGAAAGTTTTTGCAATGCTTTACACTTACCCCGTCCGCCCGCATACCCGCCCAAATATTGAAAGCGAACATTATAACCAATGCGTACATAAAACCCGCCGTTGGGGTTAAATAGGCTAAAACAGGACTTAACGACGTGGCAAATATCATACGCCATTGTTCCCACGTAAAAAGTTTATCCATATCATTAAAATATTATTGCCGGGGGATTGCGCCCCCGGCGGTTAATTATGCAAAGTTGATAACAAAATTGCCCTTTAATACCGCTTTCAATGCAGTAACGGCGGATTGTATTTCTGTATCAGCGTTGTAATCTGTTTGCGACATGGTTGTTGTTAACTCAACTTGTGTTCCTGTTATATTATTCCACGTTGTTTGGGTCAAACTTTGCAACGTGCTTAATAATACGGCACGGGTTAAATGTACTCTTTTCATTGTTAAGTATGTGAGAGTTGGGAAATATCTAACAGAACTTAAAGCACACGTTACCGGATATGCCGGGGAAATTGTAGTTAGTGCCGGATTACCAATTGAAAGCCTTTGCAATCCGTTCACGTTCAAAAAGTCGATAATATCGCCTGTTACCAATGGCAAATCTAATATCGTCTGTGTTATGGTTTTACCCGCAAAATCTGAATATCGACCTATTACCCCTGTTTGTCGGAAACGTAACATTGTCAATACTTCCGGTTTTAAGTCTGCCAATGAACCGGATAACCCGGCGTTTTCAACTCGCAAATCCGTTATATACTCCGGTATATTCCCAACTTCGCCTACTAATCCGGATAACGACGTCCAAAGAATGTGTAATCCTGTCAATTTATACAAGTCGTCCGTATAAATATATCCATTTGCCCGGCTTGACCCCTCGCCAAATAGGTAATTTCCCGAACCTCCAAACATATTAATGTTGTATGGGTTTGAAATTTCAATGTAAGGGTTGCCGCCTGTAACTTTAAAATATAACGTTGAAATTCCGGCGGGCATAATATATTGTTGCCCTAATGATTGCGTTGTTTCCGCATCTTGGTAAAATTCAGCGTTTACAATAGTCATTACACTAACATTGGCGGTTAATGCGCTTAAATGGATAAAGCCCACGTTATCAACCGTTGCATTACGGTTTAAATTAATGCGATAAACGCCCAATTTTTCAAACTCGCCTATTGCGGTTTCCTCTAATTTTAAAACAACTGTCTTCATATTTTTACTTTTTAAAAAATTTATAATACGTCAATAACTGCATTATCGCCTATATTCGTTCTATTTAACGAAAAGCGATTTGTTATAATGCGGGTGTATTTATCGGTTAATAATCCTAAACCAACCCCCGCCGAATAACCAAAGTAATCTAACAAATCCTGTTGAGCCACAAACGTACCCCCCGATTTATTATAAACAAATACATCGTCGTTAAACCCGTATTCGTGCATCATATACCGCATTTCCTGCAATTCCAAAAATAAAGTCGGAACGGGTTTTTGTTGTATCGGTTCATTGTGCCAACGGGTATGGTTGCCAACGCCGCAATTGCTCATTCTGATATTCATTACAATATCATGGTTTAACCCTTTCATGTGGTCGCCAACTTGCGCAAAATTCAACTTCAATCCATACTTTAGGAAACTTTGTTTTACACGAAAATCAAAGCCCATTTTTGTTGTTTGTTGTCCGCTCGGTTGCCCTAACCAATTTCGGGGTATTTGCCAATCATCGCATACTAATACGGCGGATTTAGGCGGTATCTTATAATTCCCGGCTTTCCAATCCGCTAATTGTTGCATTGATAAGGTCGTATAACCTTTGTCGTGCAATTGCTTTGCAATAACCATCATTTGAGTAATTGACGCCCCACTATTTGAAAGCGCATGATTTGAGCCAATATATGTGTCATAAATATTGTGGCAAATCATACCGAAACAAAACGGCGTCCGGGACGATACTAAATAATAATCGTCGCTCATAACCTCGGCATCGCCCAAATATCCCTTTGTAATTTCCAAATCGGTAAATTGAATATCCGACAAAGCATTTCCGATACGTAATTGCGACGTCTTGTTTATCTCGGTCAACTTTTCCCCATTTACATACACTTTGATACGCTCGTTGCCAATTATGTAATCAAACACGTGTTCTTGTGTATCGTATTTGTCATAAATCCAATACGGGAAACAATCAAATTGATTTGTATAAGGCAATTTATAAGGCGCATTTGCCGAACCGCACGGATTTAAAACCATTTGTTGCGGATATT